GGCATCAGTAGAACCTGTAAGAGGACCAGTTTGAATTAAAACAGGAAAATTTGGACTTGGATCAATGGTTACAGCATTAAAGAAACCTGGAATAGCAACAACTGGAGTTTGAGTATAATCCCAAAAAGTATTGTTTAATTCGTTTAACCAAGGATTATTTGGTGGAATCTGAATAGTATTTGTTGGGTTTGTTGTAACAGTAGTAGTTTCCCATCCTATACTAATACTATTTGACATTATATTACCATTTGGATCACTAGCCCAAGCGGTTTGAGGTGTTTGACCCCAATAAGCACAATCACAACAATTATTACAAGAAGTATGATCTACATGGTAACTATTACAATCTCTATTTAAAGTTAAAGATGTAGGATTTGCACTGTTTGGATTTAGTGCTATAGGTTCAGAAACTCTTATCCTACCCATGTTAGTGCAGACACCTGTATCATCACAAACTTGTACATTTGGATCTACCTGTGTTATAACAGCAACGTTTGGATTTGTTCCAGTACCATCACTAAGTAGACCATTAGGTGAACCAGGATAACCACCAGTCCAAACTCTATCACCTATTTGAGGAGAGCTTCCACCACTAAAATACACTGAAGGCAGATATATCCAACCTGTTAATGGTTGTGGTTGATTTAGTGGAGGTTGACAACCGCTACAAGGAGCTGCACAATCAGGCGTAGCTGTTTCTAAAAATGCATGACCAAGATTTGGTTGTTGAGTAGTGTTAATATTAACCTCAAGATCAAAAGGCATTGTTATTGTATTTAAAGAGCCTATACTAGTAACTGTTGCTGAAGAAGACGTTGTACATGGTGTTGTACCATCATTACAAGTTATAGCGCTAACAACCATACCAGGTTGAATTTGATCTAACCAATCTGCATTTGAAAAAACTATAGTATTATCATCAGCACTATTACTTATAGTGCCATTTGGATCTTGATTTGAAACTATTAAAGAATGATTATCAACAAAAACAGGCTCGCAATGCGTAGGTGTTTTTCTTAATATCATATCAGAAGTATGTATTGGACTTGCTAAAACACCAGGATTAGGTGCTGGAGGGAAAGTTATATTGCTAACAAGACCACAGACATCAGAAGCGTCCATTTTTGGTCCAGCAACTAACCAGTATAAAGTATCATTTTTTTCATCAGCTATAGAACCTATTGTTTTTGATCCCGCTGGAGGTAAATTAAAATTTTGATTAACAGGCACTGGAAATGTTTGTCCAGTTAAAGCTGATTGAGCTGCTGTCCACATGTTAACACCAGCAGTATCAATACATCCGTCAAAATTTCCACGTATATTTTGTATAGTACCAGTTTCAGAATCTTCTGATGTTGATACTTCTATATTTAACGCGTCTCTGTATTCTCCGTTTGGTACAATTCTCTCGTCGAGATCCTTGTTCATTTTACCACCGGTAAAATTACGTTTAATATCTGGCATTTAATTAATGTTTAATTTGTTTCGACTTACCTCTTAAAACTTGAGTCACTTCTTCTAACTTAAGGTTTGATATTCTTATTTTTGCTCTTCTAACTTCAGCAAATTTTTCTTTTTTAAATCTTCTTACTTGATACTCAGGCGTGTTTGATCTTGATGATATAATAGCATATAATATCCACTTGTACATAGCTTCTTCACCAAGTTTTGGAACTACCATTTCTTCTTCTGTTCCTAAACCATCGCTTATATAATCTAAAACAACTATTCTACCACTTAAATTAGAACTAAAACATATTCTACCTTTACATTCATCAATATTAAAAGTTCCATTAATATTAGCAAATTGAGGATCTATACCATATCTTTCACCATGTAAAGGCCATAAAGTATCGTCATCATATTGATGTTGATTTTCAGATGTTGTTGAGGATTGGTAATTGCTTAGTGTTCTAGAGTCAAGGTTTAACCCGCTAAATAAAAAATCTCCATTAGTAGGTGTAAAACCTGCTCCTTGTAAACCTGTCCCAGCAGGGATGTTATAATCACCAGTTAGATAAACTATATTGTTAGTTGTGTCTATTTGATCAATTACAGTGCCTTGTGGAAACGATACAGAACCAAAAGAAGCATCACTATTCCACACTGACATACCAACACTTAAAGAAGAAACAGAACCAGTAAATGTTATTTTATTTGTACGAGTTGCTCCAAATTGATCTACATAAGCAGTTATAGTACCGCCAGCTAGTTTAACACCATCTTCTTTTCTAGGCATAAGACTACCATCAACTTTCCTAATAGTTAAAACTTCGTTTTGAGTAACTTGTGATATATAAGTTAATTGTGTACCTGCGGTTAATGTAGCTATATCAGTAGTATCAGATAGTGATATAGTACTAACTGTACTAGGGCCACCACCTTGAGTTGTTAAACCACCAGTAACACTATTTTCTGTTAAATACCAGGTTCTATTTGTTAAGGCTAAAGTAGGACTAGTAACTATGAATATTTCTCCAGCTAAATTTGGATATAAATCATCTAAATAAAGATATCTTTGATTTGCTGTAAAAGTAGCTTCTACTTGAAACTCAAAATCTCCTTCATCGTCTTGATAAGGAGAAGAGCCCGGATCGTTTGTAGAGCAGTTTGTTGGATATATTCTATGTTTTATACCAGCGTTGTCAACCCAACTTATTTTTCTATAATTAACATAATCCTGTGGTAAAGTCATACACAAAGTATTTGGCACTAAAACCTCATGTGACTTACAAGACCTAAACACATCGTAAGATAATTCTGCCAGAGCTCTTTGAGCATGAAAAGCTACATCTAATCTTTTTGCTTTACTTATTATTTTTTCTTCACCCACGTATACAATCATGAATTGATCTATAATTTCTCTTAAAGATATAAATTGATAATTACCCCAAGAGTTAGGGTCGTTGTAATATTGTTGAGGTGTTTGAGTTAATAAAGCCATTTATTATTGTTTTTCTTGTTGTTTTTTTGACGCATCTAAAGATGCTCCACCTTGTACTATGTCTTCTCTTTTTATAGCAATACCTGCATAAGTTAATATTTTATATACAAGTTCTACTTCTTCTGATATATGTAATTCAAAATCAATAGCTGTGTTAGCATTGTATAAAGCTTTTCCACCACCTTGTCTTATAACTACATAACCCCAATTAACGTCAATTGGTCTTCTAATATAAAATATATTTATATTATTAGCTGGTGGTGCAGCTAAACCTGTTCCATCACTTATACTTAACCTATTTCTTCTTAAATTACAAACTGGACGAACTGGTGATGGGTTTAATAACGGTGTAGATGTTTTGATTACAGAGTTAAAATCTCTCGTGTTTAATCTTTCTGCTTGTATGGCAGGCGGTTGGATAGCGTCTGGCGAATATTCAACACGTGTTATACTATGAACATCATCCGGTACTATTATTTCACCACCACCTGCAACAGCCCATGATGTAGCTGGACTAAGTATACCTGTTGTATCAATAAGTCTTTCAAATACTTCAATTTTATCCTCAAGCTTAGTCACCATGTCTGAATAAACAGTATCGTTACCATTTATTCTTCTAAATTGATTTAAATCATAAAAATATTGTTCAAAAATATCCATTTGAGCTAAGTTAGCATATAAGTTAAACTCTTGTGGCGTTATGTAGCCTCTTTGCTCTTTATTTGCTATAGCTAAAACTCTTTGATATACGGTATCTATTCTTACTGGCATAATTTGTTTTATTTACTGTAATAATCGTACGGAAATAATCTATTTAACTTATCTTTTCTATCAGCACAACCACAGTCTTTACCTGTAACTTCACTGACTTTATCTACAACTTTTTTTATTCCCGTTGCTTTTGTAATTTTTTCTATTGTGTCGCCTAACCCTTTTGATTTTTTTTCCTCCATATAATTTATTTGTAGTTACGATCGCCCCGTAGGGCGACCGCTCTACAGTTTGATTATGAATTTAATTGTTTTTCTATATTTGCATATATTTCCATACCTTCATCAGTTTTAAACCAATGTGCTAAAGCAGTATATGGATGCTCATCAAAAGGAACATTCATTAGTTTTCTATCGTTAGAACCCCATGAAAAAGTTCTTTGATCAGAACTTAACTTAATAATATCAAGTTCAGTTGCTCTAATACCAAAATTCCTAAGTTGAACATTGTCATCATTAACTAATTCTAAGAACAATTTAGGGTTTTTCTTAGCGTATATAAGCAAATCTCTTTTTAACTCTTTAGAACTTAAGCTAGATACATCAGAACCGATCTCTACACGCATAATAGCCTCAGCCATATCAATATCTATATTCTTTGCAGTTGTTAAAGCTTCTATCTCTAATTCTAAATCTTGTAATTCATCTTTAGCAACTTCTTCAGGTTTATGCTCATAATATATTTTATCTCTAAGAGGGTGATATAAAGATAGTAGTTTTTGTAAAACTGTCTTTTCTCTTTCTACAAATAAAGCTCCATTTCTAAATACAATATGCTCTAATCTTTGTTGGCCTTGCATTTCGTCAACAAAAGGAGTTCTTTGATTTGTTGTTAATTTTAACTCACGCTCATATCCTTTTTCTTCATCAAACCAAAATATTCCAGATGCTTTTAGAGATTTTGTTATAGGTTTATCTCTTCCAGTTAAAAAATATGTTCTATCTTTTATTTCCCAAGTATCTTTTTTCTTTTTTGGTTGTTCTACAACCTGTGTAGTTTCTTCAACTACTATATTTTCTTTTTTTGTTTTCTTTGCCATAATATAATATATAATAAAATTAATAAAAATAAAAGGCCGAGGCCGAAGCCCCGGTCTTTTAAAAATTGATTATGTTAATAACATAAAGTTATTAGCACCTTGTGTAATTAAACATCTTTCAGATAAATAATGAACTTTCATTGCATCATCTCCGTCAGTAGCAGCCATTACAGAACCAGTAACCCAAGACTTATACTTACGGTCATCTCCATTTGCAGCAGCTCTATATCTAACGTGTAAGAAAGGTCGTTTCATGTTCATACCAGCGTTTCTATCATAAACAGAAGAAACACCTGCAGGAACGAAAACCCCTCTAATCGCATCAGGAACTAAAGCAGCACCAATTGTAGATACACCAGCTCTACCATCCATTGAGTTTAAGTATTTGAAATCTGATTTGTAAAAGTCATAAGAACCTCTTCTAAATCCAGAGAAACCTAAGTTAAGCGCCATGTCTTCTGAATTGTTAAATACTCCATAAGAAGTTTCAACATTAGCACCACCACCATTCATAGTAGCTAACATATCGTCAACTGCTATAGAGGAATCTCTACCTAAGAACATCATGTTTTCCTCAATAGCTCCTTGCTTATCAAACTCGTTTAATATTCTATCAAACTCAGCTAAGTTAGCAGCTGGAGCAGTCGCTGTGTCAATTAATGAAGCTTGATTACCTCTTGTTCTAATAGCAGCGAACATACCTTCAGTACCTGTATTAGCACCAGTAGCCGCTGCACCTGTAGTAACCAAAGTAACAGACGAATCTGTCTGGTCAGTAGCAGCACCACCAAGCTCTCCTTCAAGCATTGACATTTCAATGTAATCAGAGAAACGCGCTCTAGTATCTCCAGAAGCTTTTACATACCATAAATATCCTGATTGTCCTTCTTCACCAGCAACTTCAATCCAACCTATTTGAGAAGCGTCAGAACCTGATACTTCATAGTAATCTCTTAATATAATAGGTTTGTTAGTAAAAGTTGTGTGATCTGGCTCATTACCTCTAGTTCTAGCACCAGATCCTTTTCCAAATTCAGAACCATAAACTAGTACTCTACCGTTATTAACACCAGTAACCATAGTAACACCAGCAGCACCTAAGTTAGCTTGTCCATAAGGAACTAAGTCTATAGTATTTGCTCCTACAGCAGCCGTATGAACGTGACACTTAAGTGTACCAGCAGTTGTTGTTAATAAAACAGTATCCCCTGGTCTTATACCGTGAGAGTTTGCAACATATGTAGTTGCACCATCAATGTGGTCTGTGATCGTTATTCGACCACCAGCAGGTGTACCAGCGGTAAGGCTAGTAATACTACATATATATGCTAAATGTAGTCTTCCCATTTCCGACCAGACTACTTGGTCTGAGGCCATTGCCTCTTCTGCACCTACTTGAGATAAGAATCCCGAAATCGTTCTGTTTCCAAAAACTTTTGCTTCTTCTTCCATTACCTCAGGCAAGTATTGTTGCGTCCAGCTTCCTGCCGCAACTGTAAAATCTACGTAGTTTGATGATAGTGTCAATTGTCTTGCACTAGGAACACTATTCAAACTAGCTCCAGCTGTTAATGCCATAATTTCTAATTTTTAATTTGTTATTTATTATTTTTAATTTTGAACTTAAAATCAGAAGAATTACTACCTAACACCTTAAACTTTAAACCAGCTCCTTTAATTTCTCCGTGAGATTGTCTAGGATTCATGTTTATATTTTTAGACTTGGTAACACTATTTTTTATAGCGTCAGCCTTACCTTGTTCATAAAAGTGTTGAGCTATAGCATCAGCATTCATTGCGGTAAATAAGGATTTATGATAACCTTTAGCATCGGACATTTCATTATTTTTATTCAAAAACTTTTTGACAAAATTATTAATATCACTTTGTGCTTCCTTTACTTCGTTTGCATTTTTTACGTTAAATCTATATTTTTTGTCGCCAACACTATATTCAAAACCTTTGAATTTGTCGTTAAAAACATTATTTGTTTTATTTAAAAAATTTGATTTTTGCGCTTCTGCTACTTTTTTAGTCTCTTCTGACTCTTTGTTGTATCTATTAAAGAAGTCTACAGCTTTTTGTTGTTCAGTTGTAAGCTTTGAACCAGCTTTGATATCTTCATAGTATTTGGACTTTTGCCCGTCCAAGTGGCTTTTAGCGTTGGCAACTTGCTCTTTTAACGCTAATTTTTTTCTTTTAATTTCTCTATCGTCATCTTCTTCTTCGTCATACGAAAAAGAATCTTCCATTAAGAAACTTATTTCATCATCATTTAAATGAGATTTAGTTTGTCTATAATACTCTTTTAATAAAGACATATCATCTAACTTACTATAATCTTGATTTAAACGAACGTAATCTTCTAAATCACCACCAGTATCTTCCATGAAGTCCATTAACTTTTGAATGTTTTCAGGAAGAGGTTTACCAGTTTTTTCAGCTTCAGCAATAGCTTCTTCAATTTCTTCTTTTACTTCTTCAACTTCTTCTTTTACTTCTTCATCAGTAATTTCTTCTAAAACTACATCTTCTTTAACTTCTTTATCTTCACTAGTAGATTCTTTAACTTCTTCTAGTGTTGATTGTTCTTGTGCTTCTGCTTCCGATTGTACTTCTTCTTGTTCTTTTGAGGTGTCGGCATCCTCAGACTTTGGAGCCACTCCCTCGTCGTTAGTGTTATCTTTTTTAACTTCATTTTCCTCTGGTTTTGGTGGTTTACTTAAATCTACTTTCATGATACTGTCATCACCTGCAGATTCAAATTTACTTTCATCAACTTTCACCACGTTTTCATCACCTGGGTCTTGTTGGTTATTTGTTGTAGTCTGTTCAACTACTTCTTCTAGTTTTTCTTCCATAATATAATATAATAATAATTAATAATTTTTACTTAGGTTCAAACGCGCCTAAATCAAATCCGCCACCTAGTATATCATTACCTGCGGACTCAAAGTTTTTAGGTGGTTTTCCACTTTTTCTTTGTTCAATCATCTCACTTTGTTGAGAAGCTTGGATTTTTGTTCTTTCATCTTTTCTATCTTCCTTTTCTTTTTCCCTATTCTTCATCCCTTCAACCTCCATGCCTTTTAACTGCATGTTCATTTGGAATTCTAGCTGCATCAACTCTTTTTTGTACTGAACTTCTTGTTGCATTTTCTGAGCTTCTAACTGCGCTTGAATTTGTTCTAATTGAGCTTTGCTTTGTACTAAAGCTTGATTTTTTTGAACTTCAGTTTGTGCTGCTGCTTGAGCTGCTTGAGCATTTGACTGAGATTGTAGTTGTATATTTCTTTCTTGTATTGCTTGATCTTTCTCTTGTTTTTTCTGTCTACGTATTTTTAACATTTGATTTGCTAATTTTACGTTTTTAATTTCTCTAAGATCAATTGCATCTTCAAGTTCTATATTTTGTTGTTGTAAAGCCATTTGAATGTTATTTTCTAACATAGCTTTTTCTTCTTCATCTGGCTGTAGTTGTATAAATATACCAAAATCATAAAGATGTAACTCTTTCATTTCTTCTAATGTAGCCACATTATGAGCACCAATAGCTTGTATAAAAGCATCTTTTGTTGGAGAAAATTCTATAACATCAGATATTCTAAGTGATAAACACTCGGCAGTTTCAGCTGTTAAAAATAAACCGGCTTGTAAAATATGCCTAGTAGCAGTGTTACTATTTGCGGCCGCTAATTTTTGAACACCTACTAAAGCGTTTTTATCTGGCATACTACCATCTCTAGCTTCGTTTAATCCGGTTACATCTCTTATCATTTGTAAATAATAATTATATGTACCAATTAAAGCTTGCATTTTATTACCACCACTACCACTTGTTATTTCTTGTATAGGTACTTTACCAGGATTCATATCTCCATCTTGAGTAAATGACCTACCAATTACAGAACCTGTTTGGAAGAACATGTTTAAAGCTTCTTGTGGGTTATAATTAGTTCCATTGCCTAAGTCAACTTCTGCTAAACCATCTGCATCTAAATAAACACCATCTGGCACTAATCTAGACATTACTTGTTGTAGTTTAAGGTGTGTTAATTGAATCATATCAGCAAAACCAGTAATACGTTTTACTAAAGAGTCTATTTTACCATCGTAAATTCTTGGTGCTACTATAGAATAATTCATTTTAACTTTAGTAAAATTACTTTTAGGACGCATCATGTTTTTTGACATTTCCCATTTTAATAATTTATTAGTACCTAAAATCAAAGCTCCATCATATAAAACTTCTACTGATTTTGATAATTTTGAATAACCACCTTCTTTATCTTTTGGTGGGTTAAAAGTATCATCTTTAGGTATAATTTTATCAGCACCAGTTCCAGTTTCTTTTACTTTATAAACCTCGTTCATATAGGTTTTATAATTAAAATATAGTACTTGTATTTTGTTATTGTCTTCTTTATTAGTAGAATATGAGTTGTTGTGATTGTTTTTATGAAAAGATTTATTTTTCATTATATCCTCAAGATCACTTTCTGTTAATTGAGGAAATTGTTTTACTAATTCATTTGTTGGTATTGTTTTAACTTCTCCAACATAATATATATCATCAAAATAAGGGGAGTTAGTGTAAGAATAAACTAGATTTGCTGGATCAACGTAATCTATAGTAACACCTTCAGAAGTATTAAAAGAAGTTTTAACAGCGCCAATACCAAGAACTGTTAAATCATAATAAAATCGTTTTTTGATTAACTCGTAATTATTACCTTCAAAAAGAACATTTAAAGCTTGTTCTTCAGCCAACTCTACAGCTTGCTTATAATTAAGCTGCATATGTAATCCTAATTCTTCTTCTGTATCGGGTAAAGTTTCTACGTCGTTTTCAGCTAAAGGTATACCAAAAGCTTGTTTAGAAAATTCATCTAACTCTCTAGTTCTCATGTCGGCTAGTATAGACTCCATGTACTTTGTTCTTTTACTAACGCCGTACTGATCTTGGGAAAAAGCTTTTATATCATATGTTCTTTCAGCTATACCATTAACTACTATATCTACAAACTTAGGTATAATTGGAACGGGTGTCCAGTCTAAATTTAAATAGGACAAATCACCGTTTATAGATAACTCATCCTTATATTTTTGTACAGATTGTTCACCTCTTGCGTACAATCTTAGACTATGGAAATTACTATGATTATTTCTATATCTATTGTTATTCCTATCATCATTAAACCATTCTGACTCTATAGCTTTCGCTACTTTTAAACCATATTCTTCAGTGATTTTCTCAGTATCACTAACAGTTTGACTCGGGAAATAATTTATTATAACAGACTCTGCCATATTTATTATTTGATTATTTTAGACATATTACCAGTATTTTTATACTTTGATATGTTTATGTTTAGTTTAGGTTTTTCTATTTTTACGTTTGGAGCATATAGATGTCTATTATTAGCCATTATTGCTAATCCAGAACTTATAGATGCGTCAAATTTTGTTCTTTTATTTATATCAAACTTTGCCCAATCATTTAATAAAGCGTTAAAATATAAATCTCCAAACGTTCCATCTTGTTTTATACCCACGTGATCTTGTATATACATCTCAATTGCTGCTGCGTGAGCTTGTTTAATATCTTCACTTGAGTTTGGTATACCACCAACTTCTTTTTCTGCAACGGATAATTTGTTCCATATTTTATCCGGTCTATTCATACTAAATCCTCTATAGCCTCTTCTTCTAAGATAATAAAGTAATCTAGGTTTATTGTTCTCTGCAAGTATTGGCATTCCGTAAAATACTAATGCCATTAGAACGTCTTCAAAAAATATTTCTGCCGTAGGTGGTCTTGATAAGTATTCTAAAAAGAAACTATTCGCAGGAGCGTCCTCCATACTAAACCTGGTTAAGCCGTGTAATGCTCCTTTAGATCCTTCTCCATCTACGGTACCTGATATATCATAAGAGTCGCAACCAAACGCTCCCATGTGTTCATTACCAGGATATCTCACACCATTCTTTAATATAACTTTATTTTGTATTTGTTGAGATGGAACCCAACTTACTTTAAAACGTCCTTGTGGA